GAAGTGATCTGACCTCGCAGCTCACCTTTGAGACCATCGGTGGCATCACGCACACCAGTGGTGACTGCATGTCTGGCGGCTTTGAGTTCAGCCGCCATGAGTTCTTGCAGATTGCCACTCAGCGCTGCGACAAGCCGTGAAGACATGATTAACCCTCCGGCCAGATCGAGGCACTCACCGTCCAAACGAGTCCATCGCGGTCAATGAGTGCCTCACCGTGAAGCACATAGCGCACACCATCAAGAGTCAATCGATCACCATCTCTTGGCTGTTTGACCTCTGATGCCATCAATTCAAAACGCTGGGTATCGACCACCAGATGGGTCTGACCGAAGTCTTGGACCGTATCTGGCGCTTTGGTGATCACCCTCACATTGAGGGAGACCCCCGCTTTTGTGGTGTACACAGCGGGAGTCCCCAAGCGAAGAAACAACCGAGAGATGAGCAGAACGAAAGGTTCTCGACTCATTAGCTCGCCAAGAGTTTGACAAGCAAGTTGGGCCGGTTACACATGGGCAGTGGATTGCTTTGCGTATGCAAGTCCGTGCCACGACCAAAGTCACGAGGTTCTTGCTTGGCATACAAGGGCTGACCTAAGGTGTTAACCGTTTCGTTGAAGTCTGCGGGCGCAAAGTACGTGGCAAACGTATCGAGCGTACCTTCAGGAAACGCATGCCCTTCTCCGGGTTCAATGAATTGACGCACAGCGCCCGAAATGTCAGTCGCTTTACCCAAGTACTCTTCAAAGGTCACACCTGCAAAGGTAAAGCCTGATCGCACATCCTTGCGCATCATGTCACTTTCTTGTGTTAGTTGGTAGGCTTTAATGACGTTGGGGTGACCAGTCAGCGCATCAAAAAATTCTGACGATACAAGCACGCGCACGTTGGTCATGTACTCACCCTTGAGATTGAGCTCTATGTAACGCTTGAGTTCAAGACACTTTTTCTTAACATCCGTATCTTTTTTGTCGAGCTCGAAATTGATCACCTGCGGATTAATTCGGAACTCTGTAAACAGGTTATAGAGAATCGTGCCATCTGCATCCAAGATCACGCCTTTCAGAGCACCCATACGCAAGTGCTCTAAAGTGATCGCATGCTTGTTACGCATGGACTGCAAGTGATCGGCCATCACATTAGCAACAGTCTCGGTCTCGGTCTCAGAACCAAAAGCGCGAAGACCTTGAATCTCCTCTGGCAACACAACATCGTCGTGTGGGATGTGTGGAATCATGAACGATCGCAAGCTGCGACGATCGCGTTTCCCTACTGTGCCAGGGGCTCCCACAGGCAATGTGGGCAAGAGGTTCAACACGCCATTACGCTCTTCAATGGCAATCTGGCGAAATCGCACAGGCTTGGCTGGCATGAGGTTCATTTGATCAAGCTTGCCAAACTGATTAGGCAAGATGTTGATCGCGGCGGTCAGTGCGGTCATCGAGAACGCGGGGGACTGGAAAGGATTGTTCATTGCTTAAGCTCCTTGACGAACGAGAATGCCGACAACTTCGAGCTGCGCTGTGGCAGTCGCTTTTTCTTCGGCGGTGATGTTGACTGGCCACACGAGCGCGTGATGAGCGACGATGGACTGACGGGTCACAGCGATACCGCTGGATTTGTCACCTGTTGTGGCATCTACTGACTGCAACAAAACTGCTGTGGCGATTTGGGTGCCATCGGTGGCAGCAGGATCGAGCGCTTTGACTTTTCCGTTGGCATCTACACGACCAAGGACAGTACCGAGGCTCAAGTTCTGGCCTGCAGCGACTGTGACTTGGTCGCGGGAATAGAGGGACTCTTCCTCATACTTGAGCAAGTCGCCCAAGGTCAACTCATTGGTGATAACTGACATTTAAAACTCCTAGTTGGATTTGTAAGAAGGACGACTAGCAGCGTGTTTTTGTGCTCGCTGCTGTGCAGCTAGAACTACAGGGCTCACTTCTGGCTTAGCCGTATCTTGAGTACCGGCTTGAGGCAAGATGTGTGAGCTAATCTCAGGGCTCGCATCAGCTTTGGCGGCCAGCAATTCATTTCGCACTTGCTCAACACTCAAGCCTCGCTCGAGTACAGAGAAGGTCATGTCTGATTTGCCAGCCAGCAAACACATCTCGGCTACGGCCAGCACGTTGGCACTGGCTTTACGGATGTCATGACTTGCTGCACCCGCTGCAGAAACAGAGCCAACTTGAAGCTGAGCCACTTCTACAACTTCGTCGCTTGGCGCATCAGCACCAGTAGGCGATGGCAACTTTTGATGAGGCTCTTGTGAATTGGGATCCTCAGAAGTCTCAGTTGCTGAATTAGTGATTCGTGACGTAGCTGAGGCTTGCTCTGCATTTGTGGCCGAGGGTTTCATCGGCGACGTTGGTTTTGATGTTTGGGACATCAATTTCTCCTTTGACAGTTTTGGATCGGGAAGTGAGACTTCCATCTCGCGCCCCGATCCAAACGATCGCGCGATGGCAGATTTGCGTTGTTGAACTTCCATAGCCAGCGCGCGCAAGGCGTCGTCTGCTGTGCCAATGGCATCTGCAAACCCAGCCTCAATGGCGTCACCTGCGTAAAAAAGTCCCGCCTGTGTGTCTCGAACGGCTTGCGCATCCAACCCTCGGTTGGTGGCTACCGTTGAGACAAACATTTCGTAGAGCCGATCCACCTCTGTTTGAAGCGCGGTCGATGCTTCGTTGGAGAGCGGCAGATGTGGTGACAAGTCGTTTTTTCGATCACCTGCGTAAATAGCCGTGTATCGATATCCATCGAGTGCATCGCGCTGGGTTTGATCCACGTGAAGCGCAATCACACCAATGGAGCCCACACCACCTGTGCGAGTCAGATAAATCCGCTCAGCACTACAGGCAATTGCATAAGCGGCAGAAAACGCATCGTCGTTGGCTACTGCCCAGATGGGCTTGGCGCTTCGAGCACTCACGATCTCATCTGCCAGATCAAAAGCCCCACCCGCTTCGCCACCGGGAGAGTCGATATCAAGCAGAACAGCATCCACATTGGGATCGTTGATCGCTGCATCGATTTGTGCGCTGATGGAGGCGTAGCTGGTCAAACCCGATGCAGCGTCCATGGCACCCGTGCGCCGCACCAGCGTCCCAAGGATGCTGATGACGGCAATGTTGGGAGCTTGTAGATCTGAGCGCATCACGCGTTCAGGTGGAGTGATTTGCGCCAGCTGGTTCGCTGAGGCTTCTGGACCGACCATGCCCATACGTGGACCCACCACCGAGAGGATGACCTCAAGCTTGCGGGGATGAATGAGCAAAGGCGTGCCAAAAACCCGCGAAGCCAGATACGGCATCGTCGGAAGATTTGTCATAGGACCTCTGAGTTAAGCGATAAAACCGTGTCTAGGTTTCTTGGTCCACCAGCGGTGGGTCTTCCACGTCCGGTGGATGTGAGGGAGCCGCTTGGTTTGTGGCTCCATTGCGTGCGACTAAGCGCGGGTCGGTGTCGAGCACCAGACCTAACGAATCGGCACGTGCGTTGTCTGCGGCGATCTCCCGATCGATGGACTCTGCGTCGTAGCCATAGGATGAAATAGCTTCTGAGCGACTCATCAAGCCAGAGCGAATCGCCAATTGCATGGCCTTGAACTCTTTTTCAGGGTCCACCCATTGCCAACCCTGTGGAATCCACTTGGCTACTTGGTACTCACGCGCTTTGGTGCGGTAGTTCGGCAAATCAAGCTTGCCCTCGAGCACGGCTTGCTGCATCCACGCGCGCCAGATTGGGCGACACAACTGATGCACGATCACGCCGTGCTGCAAGGTTTCACACCGTCTTCGAAACTCCAGTAAGCCTGCACGGATGGATGAGTAGTTCACTTGAGTCAAGTCGCCCGTGAGCATCTCAAACGTGATTCCCATGGCAGCGGCCACAGCTCTGAACTGCTGACGCATGAACTCGGCATAGCTCGATCCCACATCGGCAGGTGCAGAGAACTTGATGTCCTCACCTGGCTCCAAGATCTGAAGCGTTCCCGGCTCCATACCTGCAAGGGCCACACCGCTTTCATCGGTATCGCCCTCACCCATGAGGTTGTCCTCAGGAGCCATTCGGGTGATGAAGCCAGCAAACATGGCTGCGGTCTTCTTGCGCACCAACTCAGCATCGTCGTACTGATCTAACTCATTGAGCTTGACCAAGGCTCTGGCAAGCCAAGGCTCACCACGGATCTGTCCCGGTCGAAGTGGTCGGTACAGATGAACGATTTCAGTTGCATCGACACGCACTAGATCAAGACTTCCCGCACCGGATGCACCAGACATAGGCGCCAGCATCCCGTCATTGGGGTGAGTGCGGTACAGGTGATACGCCACGCGTCTGCCCAAGAGATCAAACTCAATCCCCGCTCGAACCACGTTGCCGTTGGGCAAGTCCTGATTCAAGTTGATGGGCAAGTGTTCTGCTTCGAGCACTTGGAGCTGAAACGCCACGGTCAAGTTATCTTCTGCCCTTCGGTAGCGCATGCGCACAAACGATTCGCCGCCTTCGAGCATGGCCCGAGTGGCTAACCCCTGAATGCCATAGAAGTCTGTGAGTCCTGCCGCATCGGCATCCTCACACCAGCTCCACCACAAGGCATGGACTGCCTCACGTTGGGGCTGGTCTTGGATCATGCTTTGCGGCTTGATTCCTGTGCCAATGGCGTTCGCCACAAAGGCGTCAATGCCTGCAGCGGCCCATGCGTTGCGACGCACTAGGTCTCGGCTCTTGGTTCGTAGCTGGTCTTGGGTCAGCGCCAGCGCTGAAACGGCACCCGGATTGCCCGGATTCCATTTCAGCGCGCGCCGCCCCATCCCCGCTCCGTCATAAACCGGCGTGTTGCCAAACATCCGGCGTTTGATTGTGTTGATCCACCCCATCA